TCACATTCCTCGCAGCACCATCCCCCCTGAATCCTCATAAATTTTTTGAGATTGCTGACTTTGGCGTAATCGTTCTAACTGTTGCTGCTTTTTCAATTCGGCTTCGTGATTCGACTTTATTGTCAGAACTCGCTGATAGTTATGCTCCAACGCTTCGGGTGTCAGTTCTGCGAGATTCATGGATTGACTGAGCTCATTGATGAATTGGCGCTTTTGTGGATCTTCGCCTGCCCATTTCTGCGCAGCATTTCCGACTTCACGATTGGATTGATTCTCACCTAATCGTCCATACACTTGATTAATCATCGATTTTCTTTCATCAAAGCGAGCATTAACCACGGAAATTTGCTCTGGTGTGGGTTCCAACAAGTCATTCAACGCTGCAGTACGGTCTTTCTCAAGCTCTGTCACCGCCTCTCGCCACTGCTTATCCATTTCAGTGCGTGATTTTGTCTCTGCCACATTGAAAAGGTTGGCATAGTGCTCGTTGGTAAAAAACTGCTTAGCCATATGGATTTGACCTGTCACGTCTTTCATTAACGCATCGAGCGGGATCACTTTTACGGCTTCTTGGCTACCAGCCAAACGGCTTTCGGTTACTGGCGCGGTTTTGGTCGTGCCATCCTCATAAGTGACTTTCAAACCGACCACCACGCCCGGCTGATCGCCTTCGCGATTTGGGTCAATATCGGCAACAAAATCATGACGCAGATACTCTTTATCCTTAATCACCTTACCCGATTCAGGATCTTTATCGCCAATCCCTTGCTTAACATTACGCTCAAGCAACACGCCCATCGATTTGGTGAATTGTGAGTCTTGGTAAGAAATAGAGCCATCAAGCACTTTAGGCATAGTCGATTCGATATCAAAGGCCGCCTGTACCACACGAGGTGTATAACGGCGCGGGTCGTAAGCACTGCCCTTAATGTGTTCCTGCTCAAACAAGGGATCAAGTTCTCCGGTTTCCATGTAACGTTTGAGGCCAGATTGAATTAGCGGCAAATTCTCCTGCATGTAAGCCATTTTCTTTTGCTGATTGAGCTGGTATTGGCTCAGTGATTTTGCACTTTTCTGCGCATCAACCTGTACAGCAAGTAGTCGATCACGCTGGATGCGATCCTCCTTTTCTCGTTTAAGGCTATCTTGATAACGTTTATCGGCTTTTTCCGTTTCAGCCTGACGAAATGCCTTCTCGTCTTGATAACGTTGCTCGTTCTTGGCTTCAATCTGAGAGAGTCTTGACCGCTCATCTTGATAGCGAGCCTCGTTGCGCTCATCCAATTTCGCTTGGCGTTCATTATCCGCTTTACGCTGGTAGTAACCTTCTGCGACCTGAAATCCGCGGATTGCACCGTCAATAGCGCTGCGTGTATCTAACTGCATTAGAAAAGCTCCCCTAGAATCAAACCAGCTGCCGCCCCCATCGCCGCGCCCATGGGTCCACCCACGCTACCCGCTTGCATGCCCGCCATCATGCCCATGCCAGCCCCCGTGGTGACACTGGATAAACGCTTGGTACGCTGCGCGTCTTTGAGGCTTTGATTGGTTTGATTACGCTGCTCTTCACGCTGGGCAGACTCTTGCATCCCTGCCAATGCACGTTTGCGGGTATCTGCACCTAAATTCAATAAACTGTATGCCATGATTAACCCACTTTAAGCTGTGATAATTTCCCTTTTGCGCCACCGCTGAGCACACTCATCGCACGCTCTTGCTCGTTCTCACGCAAACTGTTCTTGGCCGTCACCTGTGCCAGAGAGAGCTTGGCGTCATCGTTAAGGTTGGTGTCTACCCCAACCCCAAAACGTGCCATTTGGTTAACATTCGAAAGCCGCGCACTCTGTTGCGCGCTCGAAAAATTGGCTCCCACGCGGCCAAGTTGCTGTGTCAGTAACTCGCCATTTTGTGTTTGCTCTAAAAGCTGTTTTTGCTGCGGATAAAATCGCTCTAACCAGTCTTGATACATGGCATGAGTGATATTGGCGTAGTTATTGGCCGCCGAACCTGAAACATTAACGCTCATCACTTACCCTCTGTTGAGTACATAGCTCTGATCCATGCCCGCTTGACCTTTCAGCGTCTTAGTATCGACATTTATAAAGCTCGTATCTGGCTTGGCACGGTTCATGTACATACTGGTTCCAATCCCAGCCAACGTCCCTACTGCCTGAGCATTCGCGCTACGTCGATTAAACGCTGTGGCGGCATCGCTTGTGGCTTTTTTCAAAGAGAGCCGCGCGGTCTCTTCCATACCAGCCAAGCCTTCGGCTTTCTGACCAGCACCGAGAGCGACAATATCTTGCTTACCCACCACATACTTGTCCTGCTCATTGACTTGAGCGCGGTTTACGGTATCGCCCTGAGCGAGAGTTTGGTCTGTCGCCAAACGGCTTAACGTTGCTTTAAATGTTCCGGAGCTCGGATCAACACCGGAGGCCACAAGACTCTCAGTGGCCGCCTCTCGCGCTTTGCCATACTCGCTTTGATAATTTAAATCTGCCGCCTGTTTCACGTCGGCCATATTGGCCTCTGAGTTAAGGTTGTTCACTCGCCGTATGAAGATATCTTCAAACGCTTTGAGCTCTGTGTTGTATAAGTTCCACTCTTTCACCGCAACTTGGGAAGCGGCGATTTCCGCCGCGGTTTCCTGAACGCGGCCATCTTTTTTCCCACCCATTAGATCTCCTTGCACCAAGTCTCAACATCACCGGTTTCGATACAACAAAACCCACCGTCAATAAGGCTTACTTGCAGAGCTTTCACGGCAGTATTCAGCAGTAACCTCTTGGCCTTTACCCGCTTAGCTAACTGCTCTACGGTCGGTAAATGGCGCTTAAGCGCACCTTTTCTATTGCTCCAAGCAAACAGTACCCATACCTGCATTTCACCATTGTCCAAACTGGGCTCAAGGACGAAGAAGCCCTCCTCCACCAAAAACAGCGAAGCCCTACCATCGAGTAGGGCTTCGTCCACTTGTTTGGCGAACCAGTGCTGGTTGCGCTTCTCGGTCTGTTCCATCAACGGCAATACTCGAAAACGCCACGATTCGTAAGACAGTTTATAAAGACTCATCGACAAACCATGCTGGTCTCAATGGGCGAGACTCTTCACGTAAATCGTAACGTCGCACCGCTTCGCGATAGGCCAACATTTCAGCAAGTTTTGGCGATGTCACTAACCGCTCTCCTTGATAGGTCGCCGTTGGCAACTCCATAAAATCGGTAGCCGCAAGTTCAGCGCGCGCCCAAGCCCTTTCATTAACCTCATGACCGTCAAGCCACGTTTGCCGCAGTGCCAATCGCTCATAATAAAGTTCATCGGAGATGTTTCCGGCATCATAAGCCGCCTTGAACGTGTGCCAGTCGGTCACTTCGCCTTGGAAGTAAAAGCGATATGGCTCTTTTTCAGTTGTCACCATCATGCCATCACCTTGGGTCAATACTGTTATTGATAGAGGCCGACATGTTGACGATCACCGCACCATCGTGCAGCGATGTTAAACGCAGCCGAAAGCGTAAAGATTGAGAGGCAGAGTAAGTCCAGCCCGAACCCAACAGCGAACGACGACTGGCAATGTGCGCCTCTTCGACAGCATAACCGTTGCTTCCTCCTCGGTAATAAGTCAGCGCAAAATTCACCCCAGCCACATTTACGGTTGTACCTACCGCATTGGCGGTATCGGTTCCGACAATCCTTGCCTCGGCAACGACGCCACCACTGAGATTGATGGCCTGTACAAAGATTTGTAAAAAACCAGAGCCCCCCACTCTTGGCCGCCTCACCGTAAAGTTAAATACTCCATCTGGAATAGTGCGGTAACGTGCTCGGTTCATGGTGTTAATGGACACATCCCCTGCTGGGAAAAAATCCACCGGAGCGGTCGCGCCATCACTGTAGTAGCTTGTTTCCGGCAAGGTCACACGAACCGATTCAGAGGTGACCACTAACCCGCCCCCTAACGCAGAAGGGTAAGAGAGGCTGGTCGTCGCGTTATCCCCAAATGTGGTATAGAGCACTACCGATTGATAAAAGGTGCTGGCGATAATTGTCGCCCCTTTGATCACACCACCATTAATGGTGGTTCCTTCGATGTTGCCACGAAAATAACCATTATTGGCCTGTAAATTGTTGGTTTGTAAGAGGCCGTTTGAGTGAATAAAGGTGTGATAGCCGTTATAAGGACCACCCGCACCGAATCCTGCGTCACCACCTCGCAATTGACCGGTATGAATAACAGGCGAAGCGATTTCGATTCCCACCTTCACTTCATCGGCCACAATGGTTTGTGCTTGCAGGATCTGAATAGTCGCTTTTTCAATGATCGCTTTGGGGATCACGACTGCGCCATTATCAATCGCGAACGTCGGCACTAAGGTTCCGGGCTTCTTGGGATCGTAGACAAAGAATTGACTGGCACTGACTGCCACTTGGCTGGTGCCATCGCTCTTAGCAATCAAACCAATCCCAGCGCTAATCTCGCCCGCTTGCGCTTTCGCTCCCCACATTGCCTTAAATGCCACGCTCCCATCTTGATTGATGGTCGCTATCGCTTGGGCATTGGTTTGCGCGGCGGCCTTGGCGTTACCTGCGGTGGTCTCAACCGTATTCACTCGCTCGGCTAATGCTTGATCTGCATTTGCAAACACCCTCGAGACATCAAGAAGTTTCGCTTCATTCAACGCGGCTTGCGCCTCATCTCTTGCCAGTGAAGATGCATGAAGCTGAGTCACTTGAGCCGCGAAGGTTTCTGTCGCACTTTTCAATTGGCGCTGGATTTGCGCGATCAGCTCTCCAGAAGCCGCCAGCTCACTATCCAGTTGTTCCAGCAAAGTCTGTGGCGCTTTAGCGCTTATCTCTTGTTGCAAGAGTTGAATAAGCTCGGATTGTTTTAGCTGCTCGGCCAGCTCATCAATCACTTGACCAATGTTTTGCGAGGTTTCACCCAGTATCCCGTTTACGCCATGGTAAGGTCCCGCAAAATTCTTCGTATTGATGAAGCGAACCCAGTAATAGAATCGGCTCCCTGCGTTGACCACATCAGAAAACACATTAGCCGGCGTTGTCGCCACGACTACCGCTTGAGAAAAGTCATTGTGATTTGCCCGCCATACTTCAGCGTATGCAAATCCTCTAAATTGTGGCGTATCCCATTGCACTAAGATGGCAGTAAACCCACCAAAGGCTTGCACGTGGTGGGGTGCATGCGGGACTTGAACCAAACTCGATGAAGGTTCGCTACTTTGATTCACATTCGATTGCGCGTTTTTCGCATTGAGCGTAACCACCTCTTTTTCGGTCACCGCTCGATAACGACCATCACCACGTTGCCCAGTTAAAATTTCGACGTTTTCGTACAACGCCTCCAGTGAACGTCCTGCCCGAAAAGGCGATCGCTTTGCCATCAGTACAACTCCGAGAGGCTATCTGCCATGACAATCCGCTCGACCTGACTGGTCCCTTCTACCTTGATTTGCCATCGGCTGCCGCGTACTGCGGGCAACCGAAATGGCGCGTGAGTGAGCTCGCCCTGTTCCAGCTTGAAAATCGCCTCACCATCGACGATAACCGTTACCCTTAAACGTTCAGGCGCTTTCGCTTCAAGGCGAGCGCAAGTCAAAAAGGCGTGCTGAGGAATAAGAAAAGCTTTGGTTTGCCATGTCATGGCGACCGGTTGATGACCTCGTTGCCAAGCGTTAAGCGTATTGCCCTTGGCAATGAACAACGTATCGTCATGCAAGTAGTGAAATGCACTATCCCAAGTATTCGATAAACGTGTCAGGCTGTGCGTACTCGGATCAAAAATAAACGCTCCGCCTTGGTATTGAGCGATATATTGGCCTTCGGCAACCCACGCTTTGATCGTCGTTGGCATGAAATTCTGCCAACTCTCTCTATCCATAATGCCTTCGGTGATGACGATGGCGCTCGTTCCCGAAATCGCGACTAGACCATCCGGCGAGGCATACATCGCCATTCCGTTTATAACGACCAAGGAGGGGGCACTCACACAGGCTTGCTCAACATTCAGGCGCATGCTGGTAACCATACTCGGTGTGACACCAGAAAAGAGGTATGGTTTGCCTTTAGTGACTACAACCAGTGACGTTTCAATCGGAGCGATGGCTACAATATCGTCATCCGTAACACCACGATGACTCTTACTCCACGCATAGGGCAAATAGGCTTCAGAGAACATCACCTCGTTACCCGCAAAGCCGGCGCAAATGCCATTCGCCATTGTGCACAGTCCCTGCATATTGGCATCGGGCATATCGTAGTCCCATGTTTCAATCGGTGGTCCATTGACATTGCGTGCCGAATCTAGGTACTCGGTTTGGCTGATGGGAAGCTCAGCGACCAGTAAATAATCCCCAACTCCGCTTGCAGATACCGAACGATACAAGCGAGTGTGAGTGATATTGTGTGTGTTGACAGACATTGGCGCGAGTTGCACCGTCACCGTCGAGCCAGGTTTCTCAATCAATACAGGGACACTCGGCAAACCCGGTGCCCCTTCTTCCCCAAAGCGTGTCACGTAGGTTTGAATGTAGAGCCTGTCTTCATCATCGTAGGCGGGTAACTCGCCCTCAGGGGGATTGTCGCCGGTCGTCGCATCGACCTTAATCACAACGGGCTTACCCATAGGTCTTGGCACACCTAAGTCATACCACGCGGCTGGCATTTGACCTTGTGTAACCGCAATATCTTGTGCGGTCACCTTGGGTTTACCTTGCCCTGTCCAATAGACTCGTTGATAAGCATCTTGCGCCATCGGATTAGCAATCACACTCACGCGTTGAGTGAAGGTAAACCAATGTGAGTGTGCATAATAAAACAGCGTGACCGGTGACAGAGTCGCCAAGGTGCCATGCTCTTGATCTGAGCGCATCGGCGCAACCACGCCACGCTCATAAGTGCAGTCAAACGCCAGAGAAGCCGCTTCGTTTGGCAATAGATGAGACTCAAGGCGAGGTATTTCACCTTTCATTGTCGAGATCTCAATACGCATACGCTCCCCTTAAAAAAACAAACCCTACGGCCACAAACCGCATCGGAAAATGACTCAATCTCTCTTTCTGCATTAACTGCCGCCGGTCCAGTTCGCCAGCTCATTCAGACTCACCTTGTATTCCACCGAATAACGAAACCATGGCGAAACGCCTTGACCCGCTAAATTCATAAATCTGACGACCAACCCATTACTGATCGGCTGCACAAAATAAGGTAAGCAAGGCTCTTCAGGGATGATCTGCGGCGCGAATGGCTCAGCAAGTAAAGTCGACCCAGAAAAGGGAAAGTAAAGGTTAAAATCATTGGAGGTTTGGTTTTGGTGCCGGCCATGGCTTCTCACCACGCCATCGCTGTACACCTCAACAACTCGCCAAGCACCACTGACGCCTGCGATGTTTTCTGCAAAGACTCTTTTCAGTAATCGGCGGCTCGACTCTTTACCCACCCAGAGGTACTCAAATTCAATCACCGAAAAACTGAGGCCACTGGCCGTTTCCGCCCTGAGTTTGCGCCCCTCTCCAAACACATAACTTGGGTAACATTGTAAAACGCCCTGCCAACCTATCCCCGCTCCAGCACTGACATACACAGGTCTTGGCAGCGTACCTTCTGCCCCCAAGGCAGGTAGATAAAGCTTATTACCCCCCATTTTCAGGGTGCATCCCGAAGTGCTGGGCTGAGCAAATGAGGCGCAAACAGGTCGCCAATACTGGGAAACATCTAGCTCGTTTTCGGTCAATTCCAAGGCAAACGCGAAGAACGCCATATCAAAGAAGGCAAAACTGTTGCCCTCATTCGAGCTGCATTCCAAGCGATTACGATGAACTTTGAGTAATCGCCCAAAAGCAGCACGAGCGATACTGTGGGACCCTAGACGAACTTTGCCGCGGTTATTGGAGAGATCGATGGACCAAGCCCCACCGCTTCTCAGCTCAACCACTAACACGCGATTCACCTCATCCCACTGGTTATTCGCTATCTCTAGCGACCACTCATCCACCACGCTGTGACTCACACTGACCAATCCATCACCAAGAAAGTTATTCAGTTGGCATCCATCCACGCGAATATTGGGATGCATTGAGGCCGTGACCGAAGGATTGGCGTGCGCACGCAGCAATCGAGCTTGAGGATTTAACGACGTGAGCTTCGCACCTAAAATGGCTACTGAGCCGTAGTTAACCACTCTTTCCCCACTGGGAGAGTCGAGGGTTTCCAGATAACAGGCGTTCCCAGAGGGGCAGCTCAATACAAAGCTGCCCCCTCGAATTTGGATATTACCGTAAGGAATAGGTTGTCCCGTCACAAAGGTGGAAGCGTTTGGGTAAGCGGCAATCAGCATTTCTGCTGTCCCAGAGCAATTGACTATCTCTACATTGCCCCCACCCTGTACCTCGACAATTTTTGACACATCATCAAATAAGCAGCCGATGAGCAGACTGGGTTTGCCTTTGACCAAATTTCTTTGGGTGAACTTCACCGAGCCAATGCGCCGCAGCACACAGCCACTGAAAATCACACTCTGTGCTCCCGTGTTATTGGTGGTTACCTGCGTACAATCTTCAAAGACGCAACCAATCAACTGAATCCCATCGGTTCGCGACTCTAAAGCGCCCTCCACCGTATGGCTAGAGAGAGACGCGGCCAGTCGAATTGCGGCATCCCCCACTTTTTTAAACTGACAGCCGATAAACGCCGTATTGGTGGCCCGACGAACATATACCCCTTGCTTGCCCCACTGCGGATTGCTGTCCTCTCGCTCACCTGTCAAGGAAAGACCAATAAAAGTGACTCCGTCGACTTGGGTATCTGCGCGACCAACCCAAAATGGGTATTCGGTCGCGCCAAGCGTTCGAGTCAGGGCTCCACCAATCACTTTGACCTGATTTTTGTCGATGATGAGTGCAGAACTCGGCGCAACCATCGGCCTATCCAGATAAATGATTGAGCCGTGGGTCACCTGCTTATTGAGCCTATCGAGTCCTCGATAGACCGAGACAGGATCATTGGGATCTGTCACAAACTGGCTGGCATACAGAGTTTGCGTACCGATTTGCACAAAGCAACCTTGACCCACACTCGACCAACTTAAAAATGTGTTTACCGTCTGCTCTTCGCCATCCCAAGCTTTTAGTGCATCCAGTGCTATGACCTCTGCGCCATTATGCTCCGAGAAATCTCGCTCACTATCGAACACAAAGAAGCCGCCGCCGGCATAACTCCCCGCGTAAAACCCCGCGACAGAAAACTGTTTCCCGTCAGTCAGATCATAGGTCGGCAGCGCTTTTAAATGCGAAACATGAATCACCGCAATCTGCGTCGCCGCTTCAGATCGGTCGGCATGCAGCGCAGAGCGAGAGGCTTGTTCGGTGGCAATGTGCGCCGATAGCGCCGCTTCTCTTGCTTTCGCCGTCGTGATGAGAGCATTCTCAGCCACTTGCAGCGCTTTCGCGTTGACGTTACTACTGAGCACATGGGCACTCGAATCCACACCAAAGAGCGCTTGAGTGTATAGATCCACCAGCTCTGCGGTGGATTTTTCGAGTGCATCAATCGTTTTCACCAGTGCTTCCATCGACGGCGAACTCATTAACGTGCCCCTTCACTGCTCAGGATCATCTGCGCCTTAGCATTATCGGTGGCCGTCTTATCGCCCAACGCGGTGGCAAAGGCTTGTAAATGCAACTGAGCTTTTTGGCCTTCCGCGGGATTTTGCGAATCTTTGTTATAGGCTCGGTACATCACAAAATCCGACACTACCCCTAAATAGATCTCAGGCAGTGGAAAGGCATCGCTTTCGCTCGCCACTTGTAACGTGCGTGAGTAAACCAGCTCTACATTGACTGGTGCTTGAGGCGACGGGTATAAAAACAGGGTGGTTTCCTCGAGCTCATTACGCGTCCAACAAACAGGTACCCCTGCGGTTTTACGCCACTCTGGATAGAGTTGATTGAGTTTATGAATATTCACAAACTGCGCCGCCTGTTGATTGATGTGGTTGACCGCCAAAATTTGATAGGCATCCGCCGGTAGACTGACCTGATAAGAACTTGATTCGATCATCGCCGTTGTTCGAGATAAATCAGGCCGGCGAATCACCATGGCTGAAATGGCATCATTCACAAAGTCCATCAACTCAGAGCGCGACCAGCGCACATGTCGAACATCGATGAGATCGCGCGCAACGCGATCAATAAGCCCTTTAATGGTGACGCTCATCAGAAGAACTCCCGTTGACGTACCGGATTGGTAAAGACCTGTTGTTGACCCGTTTCTAAGCCAAAACGCTTAGCGCAGCGGATCGCCTCAACAAACCACGTTCGATACTCACGACCCAGCGATGGATTGTGCCAATCACTATCGGGTTGCAACATCAGACAATGGGCTGCGCCATAACAGATCGCTTGGCCATACTCATCCCAAAGCACTTTGGGTAAGGTCTGTGAGTCACGTTGCGGCTCTATCGCACAGTGGATGAAAAGATCTTTCCCCTCTCTTAGAAAGCGCAGCTCATCACGACTGGTTTGCAGATAATCAATACCTTTGATTAATGCCAAGCCTTTATCATCCACCACCGCCATCAACTCAGCGGTGGTGTACCGACCAACACTCGGTGAATTCAACTCAGAGCTACCCACAATCGCGACTACTTGGTGTGCACTAACCCTGTCGATTGTTCTCGTGTAACGCACAAGACCACTTTCTCGGCAAAACTCTTGCCCGGCTTGCAGCAAAGCACTGTGCAGTAATGGCGCAAGTGCGACATTAACCAATTGCCGAAGGGTAGGCACAAACTGTTCGATAGAGACGGTTTCCATAATCACTCCGCGAGGTTTGCCGGTTCACTCTCTTCACTCATGCGACGCAGATAATCGCGCACTCGTACTCGAAACTCTGTCACCTCTTCCTGCGCGCCTTTGGGTGCTATATCGAGTTCATTAGCAGCGATCAGCGTCTTTAACTTGGCTGAGTTGAGCTTATCGAGATCCAACTCCTCACCATTTAGCATCACAACCATGGAAGCCGCTTTTTCTTCCGCCTCCTGCATTGCTTCTTGCGCTGCCCGTTGATGAGCCATCGCTTGGGCCTTTTCATCCAGAAGCTTCAGATGACCCTCTAACTCCTCTTCCGTTATCCATACGCTCGGAAAATCCAGTAGCTGATAAGCCAAATCTTGTTCAACCAACACCGGCTTATGGCGCGGAAACACCAGCCTAGAGCCAGCGACCGTGTCTTTTTTCTTTGGCTTAGGCCCGATATAGACCACAGCAATTTTATGCGTCATCACTCTCTCCCAAAAATCAAAGGAGGCTCTTGGCCTCCCTCTCTACAGTGGCTGGGCTTAATACCCAACGTTGACGTACTCCGGCAAGATGAGAAGCTCACCTGTGGCGACACCACCTTTAATGGTGACATTCAGGATGCCCTTTTCTTTGAGGTACACGGGCTTGATAGGGATCTGCTTCGCGACTTTATTGGCGACCGCTTCCCCAAGCGCTAGGGCGATATCGTTGACTTTGATATCGACGCTGACCGAGGCTCCAAGCCCATTGGTCACCAGACGTACCCCCGTCAGCTTTAAGCCAATCGGCAGCTCCAAGACGGCAAATATCGTGTCGATAGGCGTGTTTTTGGCGCTGAGTTTTCCTTCTTCAAGCGATAAATTGCCATGCGCCCCAACGTAGACGCGGTTGTTAAAGGTTTCACTTTGTCGATGAGTCATTCACATTTACTCCACTACAGGTTCACAGCCGTATCGAGCGCAATCACCCCGTGATCGTTCACGCGCCCCGTTTTGTCTTTAAAGCGAATTTTCTTGGAGCCATTCATCCAATACACCGTGACTTCGGTACGGTTACCCGCATCCACATCTTCCTCGTGATAACGGAAGGATTGGCCACCTTGCGTTTTTCCCCATGCGTATGCCAACGCCTGCCCGCCGAGTAACATGGCGCGATCTATGGTGGTGGCCGCATTGACTTGACGCACACTGGCTGCTTTATCGTTATTGGAAATCGAGACAACAGAACCAGGATTAAAACGGATCGGCATGCCTTTGTATTTGCGTACCAAGATATTGCCCCGCATCAGACAGTCGCCACGAAACACCGGATGATTAAAGTTACGCGATCGGGAAATCGCATTCGCAGTGAGGTTTTGCCAATCTTTACCTGAGGTTGAGGTGTAGAAGTCACTCCATTGACGTGGGGTAACACTCAGTAAATAGAAGGGCTCATCACCGGCCATCTTGTCGTCATTAAAACGGATTGGCTGCAGTGGATGTGGCATCTCTTCAAGATAGAGACCGATATTATCCAGTGTTTCAATCGAGAAAATATCCGCCGCATCGAGCCCTTCAAAGGAAGTCGCATCGCCCCCAAAGAAGTGGCGATCATACGTTGGCGGCAAGACATCATTGACCATGATCTCGGCAAACTCAGTATCACTTTCTAAAGGCACAATGATGTCATCGGTCGCATAATCCCCTCGCGCTCCGGCAAGGTGCACTGTCGTAACCTGATCTTGCAGCGTATTCACGTAATCCGGCAGTAAAGCTCGAGTGAGTTTACGCAGTGGATGGCGAGTCTTTTGCTGCGTCATCTTACCGCCAGAATCCACTTGATGGCGGCCTTGGTTGATTTTCAGTGAGAAGTCCGCGAACTCTAAACTTTCACCCCGTCCGGCAATTCGGCGATCGCCCATGGTCGGTTTTTTCGTCAAACCATGCACAATCTGCATTTCTACCTCATCCCCTGCCGATTTACTTAAGTCGGCGCAGCGGACAATCGGAGCATGAGGTGAGGTTTGCTCATTGCCTTTTTTATTACTGGTCACACTCTGCGGCGCATCTTCGGTCAACATATTAGTAAACGAGCGATTGCGCAGGGTCGCTTTGAACAGCGCGGTTTCCTGTAACTTCACGCCGTCAGTAATGGTTGTCATACTTTCACTCCAATAAAAAAGCCCCAGCGTGTCAGCTGAGGCTTAGTGTTTGAAAAACGGGTTTAGAATCCAGCGTTATAAAGCAGTTGCTCGATTTGCGCTTCACTGAGAGAGTCAAACAATTTACCCAACTCTTCGTGATTAGCACTTTGTACCCGGTTCATCAGATCGGAATCCCCCGTGCGATGAGTATTGCCAAGCTCACTCGGTGACGCAGGCAAAGCGATTTTCGCTTTACGGCTTGCTTCTTGCGCTGCGCTCAGAGCCTCTTGGGCTGACAATTTAGGATCATCACCAAACGCCAGTCGTACCCGCTTACTGACCTCTTCAAATCGCTCGGCGTAGCTTCGATTCGCCCATTCAGAACTTGAAGCCAAATGGTCATCAATTTGCTGCGCGGCATTCCAACGCGCACCACCTTCACTCATCCACGACTGCAAATCCGCGTTTGCTTTTAGCGCGGTCGTCAACTCAGCGTTGTCCACTGGCGCGGCGCTTTCAGTCTCCGGTGGTGTGGTCGAGGCCGCCACCGTGCCGCTAGAAACCAACGCCTCAATTTTGTTATTCATAGCCAAAAAGAAAGGGGCAAGCTCGGGGTAATCCTCCTGTAACGCGGCAAGTTTTTTTTCATCAATGGTGACATCTTCGGGTAAGTCAGCCGGCGCAACGCCCAATTCCTCGAGTTGTTTATTACGCACATCAATCATGCGCTGCGCTTTTTCAAGCTGCGCTGAATGCGCTTTTAACTCTTCAAGCTCTTGGCGAAGCTGAGCTTTTTCTTGCCGCTCTCGTTCGAGCACCTCCATCGGGATAATGTGCTTTTGGTCTTTGGCAAGAATACCGTCTGGCTTTGCGTTAGGCTCTGCAGTTGGCGAGGCTGCATCGGTATCGCCGTCTAAACCTTCCACGCTTTGCGATTGTGAAGAGAGAGCAAGGTGCTCGTCAGCGCCTTGTTCCTTCTCGACAGTTGGGCGACTTTCTTCCGCTTCCATCGATTCCAGCAAAGCTTCCAGCTCTTCCAATGTTTCATTACCAGTGACGGCAATCGTGTCTTGATGGGTATTCATGGTGACTCCTTTGATTAGACGTGTCGCTGTCTGTGCGGTTAAGCGCTCTCGAAAAAACGCTTAGCGACAAAAACAACAAAGCCGAGCACAAGGCTCGGCACTGAATACTAATGAGGACTATTGCTCGCTGGACTCGAAATGCTGGCAAACCTGTATGGCGGCAGCGTAATCACAGATCATGCAGGCGTGATTTTGTGTGGCTAGTGCGGTGATAATGGCGCTCGCCTCCAGTTCGACTACTTGGCTCGCCTGACGCATCAGCACCTCCTTTTCTGTATTCAAAAACACCGCCAGTTTATAGCCCTGAACCTCAACTGCATCAGGAAATCGAGCTTTAAAGTACATTTGCCACTCGTACAGCGAAAGAAAAGCATACATCTGATAAATGCTCACACCCGTCTCCACATCGCTTTGGTATGGTTGATAATGGTCAGCGAATTGCCGTTATCTGGCTGGCTTCTTTGAATAGCACTCTCTTTCTGATCTAAGGGATACACCGCCCCTTGAATGATGAACTCGCGGATCTGCCCTCTTGTGAAAAGTGAGGTGGTCCAAGAGCGCATCATACGAGTGACGGTGAGCGGCGTTTGAATACCTTCACGGCTGACTTTCCATTCGCCATCAACCCCAATCGAGGCCACTGACCCCACCCGTTTCAGCCGGTAATGATGAGGCTGAGACGCATCAAACTGATTGGTCAACCAAGAGACAATTGCGCCACCGATATAGCACTGGATCCCACTGCCACCTTGAAGCAATCGAAAAAAGTTATCGACCGTCTCTCCAGAAAAGAGCGCTTGAAAACTGTCGTTTCTTAACCCTTCGGCCTCAATAGAAATATCAAAATCACCAGTGAAAACCATAGGTTTATCCAATACTCCATATTGCGTTAAACCATCAAAATATGGGGCGTAGCGTTCGCGGCTCACCAATACTCGGCGTACCCAAAGTGGCTGTTGATCGACCATGCTTACACCAAGGAAAAGTGGGCATTATTTGGAACAAGGTACCCGCTACGCAAGATCACCAGCTCATAGTGACCTGTCGCAGTGAAGGTTTGTGCGGTGATCCGCTCACCATCGAGCTCATATTGCAGTTCGACGGAGCCACCCACCTCAGCTTTTACCAATAACGAACGAAACGGCTTGGATTTATCCACCAAAACTGTAAGTTCATGCGCGATACTTTTCATCAATACTCCCGCTTACAACGACTCTAATTCCGCTTTAAAAGCGGCAAGCTTTTCTGCCGAAGCTCGGTCAAGGCAAAGTCCGCCATCAGCGAGCTCAATCACGGTCAGGTTGGTTGGCCACATCGGCGAAGGTTTTCTCACTGCGCTGCACGAGACCACCATTAGCAATATGCTCACTAGGAGAATCGGTTGCCGCTTGTTTACGCGACCGATTAATCGAATCCAAAATCGCATTCACTAGCCTCATCAAAAGGGATAACCACTCGTGCATGGTGTTACTCGATACATTCCATCACTTCACACACCGCCTGTAACACCTGCGACTGAAACTCCGGCGATATCTGGTAGCCTAATGACAGCATCAGTGCCGCCAATAACGCCACCAACGCTCGGATCACTTTGCGGCTTTTCAAAATAAGACCTAGCTTATCCATAAGTTCCCCTTAAAGGTCATTATCCACTGCGGCGAACAGCAAGCACTGCGCGACTCGGCGCATCCACCCTCGTCCGTATTCGTTGAAGGTCGATACTTTGGTGTAAAACGTGATGCGATAGGCGATGTAGCGCATCAGTAAATCATTGAGATCCATCGTTTGTGTCGCCAACAGCGTCTTCGGGCCGATAATGCCGTCAGGCTTTTCACCCACTGCGTTTTGCAGCATTTTCACGGCACGATGCCAACCATGCTGCACCGCAGCATCAAAAAGTTGGTATTGCATCGCAGGGCGAAAACGCGCCATACCGAGTGCTTGCCACCAATCCTCGAAGTAAATCGCCTTCACCTGCTCATAAGAGAGGTTTTTGATATCAATATGTGGGTAAGTCATCGCGGCAATACCACGATTGGTGCCCTTAAGCTCACCAACGCCGACACGTCCTCCAGTCCAGTTGCCGCGATCTTTGGGATCACATTGAAAGCCACCTTCGTGGGGCATGAGACGTTCGAACACCACATCAAACATGACGTTTCTCCAATAAAAAGCCCCCACATCCAACCAAGCATGTGAGGGCAATACAAAGCATTCGGCGTTTAAGGCTGATTTGAGATAGAGCTAATAAATTTGCGCTCAAAAATGGCAAGGATCCGCGAGCCAGCGTAACCACTGATACCACAAGCAAACCCCGCCAATTCTTGCGGCCATTCAAAGTACATCGCGGCCAAAGCACACAATGCGCCCGCAAATCCAGAGACGATGATTTGCATCAGCGCTTCAACCCAACGAAAGGGACGATTTTTTTTGCGAATATCGATGATGTAAGTCACCAGTCCTCCCCAAATCGCCATCAGCGCAAGGCCTATGGATTGGAGTTGGGTCCAGCTCTCCGGCTCTTTCAATGGCATCTCAACTCCCAGCAGCCAATAAAAAACTCCGCCAATGGCAGGGTTCAGAAACAAAAAAAGCCGCCCGGAGGCAGCTGTGGTATTGTTGGAAAATCTACCGCAAGTTGGTTGTGAATTCAACTGTTGTAAATGGATAATCTAAGTGTTTTATCTCAAAGAATGTCCACAAAGATGCATTCTAAGCAGCACCTGTTCTTAAATATAAATTTCTAACTAATATGTTGGTTAGTTAGATAGTTCCTGGTAGCATTTGCAAAATGTTACCTAAATGACAATGCTATGAACCAAATTAAAGTTATCGACCTATTTTCCGGTCCTGGAGGTCTGGGAGAAGGCTTTACCTCCGTAAAAAACAAAAATGGAGATTCTGTATTTAAAATCGCCACTTCGATAGAAAAAGAACCTAGTGCTCACCAAACACTTACTCTGCGATCATTTTTTCGCCAGTTTCATGATGTTCCAAACGAGTATTATGAATTTCTGAAAGGGCGATTAGGTGAGACACCAAGTGAAAAACTCTACTCTTTATTCCCTAATGAATATGAGGCCGCCTCCAAAGAAACTTTATGTTTTGAACTAGGGAAAGATAACGATAAAATCATTCGAGCAATTCAAAATGCAATAGGTAACGACGACTGTATTATAATCGGAGGCCCTCCTTGCCAAGCCTATTCGACTGTTGGTGTTGCGCGAAATAAGGGCAATAAAAACTACGACCCCGCCAAAGACCATAGGAATTTTCTGTACAAAGAATATCTAGCTGTCATTGCTAAATTTCAACCAAAGATTTTCGTAATGGAAAATGTAAAGGGAATGCTGTCTGCAAAAGTGAAAGGGAAGCTAATATATAAAGATATTTTTGAAGATTTAAAAAATCCTACTAAGTCCTCCGGAGAGTATTCAGCAGGAGGGAGAACTGTTCATTCATACCGTATATTGTCGTTAGTTAATGAAGGTGAAAACAATCTAAAACCTCAAGATTATGTAGTTAAAAGTGAACTGTTTGGAGTTCCACAAAATCGTCATAGAGTTATCTTGTTAGGTATTAGAGATGATGTCGACACATCTCGCTTTTCAATTTTAGAGCAGAGTCATCTGCAAACAACTGTCGATGATGTTATCGGAGATTTACCTTCACTTCGAAGTGGATTATCAAAATCAGACAACAACAGTATAAACTGGATTAAAACAATACAAAAAGAAACTCGTGGAGCACTTAGAGAGCTCAAGATTAGTCATCCTGACCTTGTTAATACTATGAAAAATGAAATCGGTGCTCTAAGCCCGGCTCTGAGCCAAGGCTCTTTATTTGGATGTAGACGTAACCCCAAAATAAAAAATTCCTTATCCGAGTGGTATTTCGACAAGAAACTTGGTACTTATATTTGTAACCACGAAACACGTGGCCACATTGATAGTGATTTAGCTCGATACCTTTTTTGTAGTAGCTGGGGTAAGACCTACGAGAAAGACAATAACTTTGCTAGCCCAAAGAGTCATGACTTTCCGCGTTCATTGGTACCTGCGCACAAAAGTTTCAATACTGGGAAATTCGCTGATAGGTTTCGAGTTCAGCTGAAAGGAAAGCCAGCAACTACTATTACTAGCCATATATCCAAAGATGGGCATTACTACATTCACCCAGACCCCAAACAATGCCGAAGTCTAACAGTTAGAGAAGCAGCTCGTATCCAAACTTTCCCTGACAACTACTTTTTTGTCGGAACTAGAACACAACAGTATGTGCAAGTAGGAAATGCTGTCCCCCCTCTCCTTGCTAATCAAATTGCAAAACTAGTAATGAAAATTCTAAATATATAAAAAGGTTGGGTACTATAAATAAGTACCTACAACCTTAGTTTTATTCAATTAATGTGCTTTTACGTACGTTAAAAGCCTTAACCAGTGCTAATTCCCGATAAACAAGTTTAAGAACATCCAATAACTCACTCTCACTCTTTATCCCCATTGGTAAACGTAGATAAACACCTGAAGCATCAACCTCAAATCGGAATACATTTGGAAGTGAAGATTGCACTTGAAGCAAATCAAGGCCAATCTTGCCCTTGTACTTTGAGCTTTTATCATCGCCACGCAGGTCTATCAACCAAAAATAAAGTTCCTTGTTATTCTGCTCGATTATTTCAGACTTAAACCCTGTATTCGGGATAATTCCTTCAATTGAATAAACTTTATCTTTACCAAGTCGCTCTTCTAATACTCTAACGAAAGACACTTTAGCCAAATCTAACATAATAGCGTCCCTCGATTCTTCGACAACCTCTGTCGTTTGAATAGGTTGCTCCGTAGCTTTCTGTTCAAACGCTAGTAAGCTTGATAGTTCATTATTGTACAAGGCCGCATTCAAATCTTGGAAAAAAACACGTAACCCGCCTAGTTTGTCTCGCTCTACATAATTAAGAAGACTGTATCCAGCTCTTAGAAGAGCGAATTTTTTAGCAGTACCAAATACTTTATCACCGATTCGATAACCAAAGCTCTCTTTTATTGATAGTAGGTTATCCAATTCTGGATTCAACAATGTTAAAATAATTGATCTCAAAATTACAGACCCATCATCACCCAATGGAATAGTTAATTCACCACTACCAGAGAGTAAATATTTAGCTTTCTTTACCCAGAACTGAAACTTATCTTCCTCCCTAATTTTTTCACTAACTTTTATATATAAATTATTTAGAATACGGTCAGGATCCCATCCTAAATCTAAGCTATTTTCAAAACATAAATCAACAAACTTCAGAAGAATCTCAACTTCATCTGCTTTGGTAAAAATTTCCGTTTCAAAAGAAGAGAGAAGTAAATCTTGAAAGTTTTGCTTATGTGAAAATAGTTTTCTTAAGTCAGCTACAGATTCAATATCACTTATAGCCTTCTGAAATATCAGAGCCATAAGGCCATCAATAGGAATCAACTCAAATTTAGAAGGGAGAGTAGGAGGAACTTCTAAATAAATACCAGAATCAACTTTGGCACTATTATTCTCACCAAATACTTTACAACTTAATGATCTTATATCAAAATTATCGTAGTTTCTTTCGATAAATTGTTCGTAAGCATCACTCGATGTAAAAATCATACACTCTAAATCAGAAAAAGAGTAAGCAATTTTTCTTTGTCTAATATTCCCTAATTGCAAAACAATTTTGTCTTCTGAGAATGCTAAAGATTCAACAAAACTCTGAGCTACACCAGCATCAATTATACTTTCACCATTGAGAGTACAACACCAAGAGTCCAGTATCACTTCGTAAGGAAGAGCAAAACGAGTAAAAAGCTTCCGTTGAATGATTAGATAGTTAGAGTCTGTTTTCAAATTGTTTGATATCATTATAGTTCTCGATATTCCATCAATCCTAAGGTTACATTTGGCAAGTGCTTTAAGATGGGAGCTTGAGACACGCCATCCTGTACGTACATCAATATTAACTCTGAACGCGCCCGCGAACACATCACATACATATTCATGTTAAAAGCCGTTAAGTCTATATCATTAAACGAAAGTTTATGTAAATCTGGGATAAAAACGGTGTCAAACTCGAGTCCTTTACAACTTCTTCGATTCAAAACAGTAATCACTCCTTGTTGATCAAAGGTAAGATCTTCACTACTTTGAGGCTTAGAGCTGGAATAATATTGAACACGATAACTTGTTAATAACAATGTCAATTTCTCCACATAAAACTCTCTATCAGCATCTGAATCGACTATTACACCGACTTCTTGTGCACCACGCAATTGCAAAAAGTTACGTATGTATTCAGCTTGTTTAGATTGTTCTTTAACAACAACTAACTTGGGCAATGATCCTGATTTATCTGGTAACGATGGAATACCCGTTGAAAGACCGGTATAAAAATATTTTGCTAATTCAGCTATTGGCTTTGTATTTCGAAAATTTTTTGTGAGTTTAAATTCTCGAACAGCCTTAATCCTGAGGTTATTGCGAATATCTTCAAGTGAAGAATTATACTTTTCTTGAAGGCGTTGATTCTCATCCGCCAATATTGTAATACCACCTTTATCCATACAACGACCAGAACCATATAAAAACTTGAACATCTCTGGCGGAAAATCTTGTGCTTCATCAATAATTAAATGCCCCCAATCAATCACGCGTTCCTCATCTAGATCGATATATTGAATAAGCATGGTTTCCCAATCATAATGCCACTTATTAAGTTCAGGAAGGTCATAGTTAGCTCTCGAAGCTAACCATTTTTCAAATTTTTCTGGTGCCTGATTTATTTGGTCTTGAGTAACCCACCACTTTTTCTCTATACGATCAAATTGCGCACCAGCTAGTTTAACTTCAGAGTTTTCTTCAAAGGAGGATTGCAGATATATTTTATTTTTTTCCGTTGGTTGAACTTGAGTCATAACCTCCGACCAACGACAAAACTTTATCGGTTCTTGTTCGTAGACATCTCTTGACACATACCATTTCCTTGCGTTGGGATCCCAACTACAGCCAGCCGCTTTTATGTCATCTTTATCAGAGAAGGTACTATTCAAATAAACCCTTGAAGGCTTTTGTAGTTCTATTTCTTGTTCACCAACTAGCTCTATCTCGTGTTTGCGCCACCAGTCTGGCAACCAACTATGCATCGTTTTAGAAACGACATCACCTTGAATTTCTTTAGCAACATTCTCAGTGTAACGTCTGAGTACTCGATTATACATAAGTACCGTCACCGCTGTATTTTTCTTAGCCAAAGCTTGGGCACGTAAAAAAGCTATAACGGTTTTACCTGTTCCTGGAGGCCCACTCACAAGGATATTGCCAAACATAGGAGCATCCTCAAAAACGTCTTGCTGCTCTTCACTTATTTGCCGAGCATTTGGCATACGCATTAGATAAATACCTCGTTTATTTTTTTCATAATTTTACTGAATAAACCTAGCTCACTCTCATCACCAATCAAAAGCTTACGATCAAGAAGCAGGTTATTATTCTCACAACTAGTTTCAGAAACTAATGTACAAGAATGGCAAGCTGCCTTATTAAGACCCATGACACCTTGCGCTTCTAATTCACTACAAACCGGGTCATTCGAACACCAGTTAGCAGTCTCAAGAGCTGCAATGATGGCAGGAAACAGTCGATTAGGCTCCCCCTGTTGAACGAGACCACCTAGACTCCCTTCAGAGTCTCCATCTGCAGTGTAAATCAAAACCCCCGCTTGATCTTTGTCGGCGTATATTCGCTCTCGAAGCGAACCACTAGAATATCCGCTTTCAAAGCTCAACTGGCGAATCATCAAGTGAGCAAATGTGTGTAGCGCTATGAACTTAGCTGTAGGTTCAGGCAAATAAGATGACGTCACGCCTGCATAACGCTTCTCTACTATATCAATTCTTGGCTTCACAAATTTTGCGGCTTGATACTCCCAGTATTCCAAAGCACTTTTATTAAACTCAATAAAAATACCTTCTCCAAAAACTTCACATGCAGGAAGCCATGGTCTCTGTCCATCTGCTGATTGCATCAGCACAGGGTTGTCATCTGGTTTAATTCTTTCAAAACCACAAAAAGCTCTCACTTCTCGTAGCTTATCGACTAACACCACTTTATGAATGTATTCCTCAAAACCAAAGGACTCAGAATTATTAAACTTAGTTATACGTGTAACAAAATTAGCATTTTGTTTCTCACCAGTATTGCCGTTACTCAAAACATCCCATTCAGCAACTCGAAGGCCTTTAGCATCCGGGATCCTAAACTCTCGCTTAGACTCTCCACCTGATTTAACTGCTTGCATTATCTCATCTACAGTGAATCCAAACTCTTCAGAGAGATCTTCTGCACAAGACTTAGCTCGCTTAGGATTATCTCTCTCTAGCGCACGCAACAAGTCTCGATAATCCTCTGAGCCCTCTATAGTGTCGATAATTGGATTGCCTTGAGAGGATGATTCACAAGGTATATCTAGTGCAGAGCGAATAATTGGGTAATAGAGGTTACTTGCCCCCCGTTGTAAAACATGCAAAGGCTCTTTACAATTTCTACTATTATCTACGTTGAATTCCCACGGCTGTTTATCTGAGCATCCAATATTCAGAGCACCGTCGTGCATTATGTGACCAAGAGAATTAGTGGCTCCACAGTTTTTACAATGGATTTCCAATGCATCTAAACCACTACCCTTACTGCTATTCGAGTAAAAATAAAGCTGTTCCTTTGGCATTGAACAAAAGGTCTTTTGGTTTTGATGAGCCCATCTATCCCATGGAACGTCTTGCAAATGCCCATGGTTGCACGCGGCAACGAAACGCATTGGAACTAACGTTTTTTCTTTACAAGCATTATTGTCACAAACCGGGACGCCTTGGCCATTGACTGAATCTTCATTACTACTCCAACGCTTCAACCTTCTGCACCTTGGGCAAAACATCCACGCAGGAAACCTATAGGTCATAAGTGCATTATTCTTCTTTACATTTTCCCAGCGAGTCTTAAGAACAGGTGGTTTCTTAAGCGCCCAAACACCTGCTTCTTTCGTGAGTCGATCTAATTTGATTTCATCAAGATCAGTGGGCCAGAACTTAATATCCATCAGAATCAGAGACTCGTCACCAATATCGATAATTGAACCGGGTCCGAATGGGCTAATTAGCTGAGAGCTACGATAGCTACGATTTGAGCCAGACACTTTATTCTCCTCGGACTAAAATATGAGTTTCAGTATCAACACTTCGCATGGAGTTAAGTGTATTCCATGCTTCATTGTTACTGTTGTTTGCATCAAATGGCTTGAAGAGCGCTTTATATTGTTTCCCTGCTCCACCTGATTCATACAGACTAATGGGGGATTCAACACAATTGGCTTTGTGATGCCATTCATTAATGATGTTATCCAAGTATTTAAAAACCTTATTTTTTTCTAACTCATCCATTCCAGACATTGATTTCTTGATTCGCTGCTCGAAGATTGATCTCAACTGCTTGAACTTATCGGAATCTTTATCAAAAAATTTGACGCTGTTGTTCTCCTTGAGATAACCACTCATACGTACTAAGGCAATTAGAGACGCGTGCAATGCTCTTTCCACCGCAGGCATAGCCCACGGAGTGATACTGGTTGGTTCAACATAACGATACAAGGCTTGGTGATAGCTCTTGAATGATTCATAATGAGATCTATCTCTGGGTTTTGTCGCCGAGTACTGCGTAAAAACAATACCTGGCGGACGAGATTTTTTACGCCCTACTCGGCTAGATGCTTGGATGTATTCTGCAGTTGTCTTTGGTTGACCCGCTATAAGCATCACACCTAAACGCCCAATATCGACACCTACAGAAATCATATTAGTACATGGGAGAACATCAACGACCTCTTCGCTATACATGGTTTCTTTTTCTAACTTAGCTAAAATTTCTGGAATGCGAGGACCTTTAACGTTTGCACTCAGCTCTTCTACAGATTGAATATCTCTAGGTTCGATTCCTTTGTCAGAAATAACGCCGATACGTGCAGGAATATCATCTCGCGCTAATGTCATGGTTTTCCCCAGCTCTCTCCGCGAGTTGTGATAAATAGGCAAGGTCCAATAGCTATCCAGAACAATATCTTCAAAACCTAAATGCAGAGGAGCCTGAAGAAGTGCGGCACCTAATTGAACTAATGCTGTTTGCCCGGTATGTCCAGCTGGCATCACGCCAACATACAATCGACCGGGATTATTGTGGTCCTCTTTTGAAAAAAAGGAATCTGCTTCATCAGTACCGGAAGGCGGGAAAATGGCAACCTTTCTACCAAACAACCTATTGACCTGTTGATTCGCACTTCGAATTGTCGCGGTAGCCGCAATAACTTTAGGTTTATGAGTTATACTCTCGATGATACTGTCAAAGCCTGCTTCGTATATTCCTGCAATCGTCCCTAACGGACCTGAAATCAAATGTAGTTCATCTTGAATGATCAAACTTGGAGGTCGATTTCCGTTCTTACCAAAGAAAGCTGCTGCTTCAGCTTTCCATGTCAAACGAGCAAATTTATCGATAGTTCCGATTAGCAGACTTGGAGGATTCTCATAGAGGGCATCATCGACGACTTGAATAGGCAAATGGCTATGAAACTCACAATTAGACGATGGGCAAGTAAACTCAAATTGTGAATAAGGATTACAATTAATACCATAGTCCTCTGAATGTTCTGAGAACCTCTTAGGAAAAATTGAGGTTCCACACCAAGGGCATACTTGCAACTGGAAGGGATTTTCTGGTTCATCTGCCTCGCGTTCTTTTTTGAAAGAATCGTGAGCATCCTTATAACTGTTAGGAGCACTTGCTGAACCGACCCAGAGACCTAAGCTAAATTTTTCGCTCCCCAACAGTTCTTGTTGATCCTGACGAAGCACTTCCAAAGCACAAATTAAACTCCCAGCCCGCTGAAATTGCTGTGAGGTTAATAGCCTCAATGTATAACGTTTAATCACAGAAGTGCCGCCACCTTGTGAACCATATTTTAGACGTCTATAAATCATTTCCCAAGCAGCGACAGCTAAATAGGCCTCAGTTTTACCACCACCAGTAGGGAACCATAAAAGGTCCACATCTTCATGTGACTGAGAGAAGTTACCATTTTCATCTGGAATTAACGACTCAAGAACGAGCAACTGAAACGCAAGCTGAAACGGGCGCCAGTTAAACTTGTTTACTATATCTTTTGAAGAGTAATCAGGTGTTTTATACCCCCAATCTCTAGGCTTCGCTGTGCCAGAAAAATCTGATCCAGAATGAACCATCTGCATCAACATAGCTTTGTTAGCAAGTCTAAACGCTTGCATTGCTATAGGATCATTTTCTAACAAATCAATACCTGAAAACATCCGTTTTGCTGCATTTTGTAATCTAGTAATCACTCTTGATTTAGCGCCGTTGTAACGCTCATCCAGAAATTCTTTATCTAGCTCATTAATCCAACTGGAGTATGCGTTTATTAAAACTTTAAAATCTTCAACTAAGCTCCCACTATCCACTGAATCAATAGCTGAAATTCGATGAATGCTCAGTATATCATCGGCCAATTGCGGAAATTTATCTTTATCTAAATCAGTGGTGAAACCTTTGACGTCATGACTTGGCATTACATCTGTGTGAATCTCATAAGGAACCCGCTCTGAATCATTAGTTCTCCAACCTACAGCAACACCGTGCCCAACTGCCCAAGGAACACGATTTCTATAAGTCAGAGCTAACTCATTTTGCTCGTCATCTAGTTTAAATCTGTCGCTACTAGGGTATTCATAAAATCGTCCTTCAAGAACAGTAACTGATATTTGACATTGGAAAAAACAGTCCTTGGGATCTAGTTTTTCACCAGTCTGAGTATTGTTTGATAATGCGATTGTCACAATTTTACCCGTAGCATAAGGCCTAATTGCTAGGTTTATACGCGCATTTCTGTTGAATATTGGGATAGGTTCAGCATTGATTGAGGAAAGATCTAAAGTAAAATTGAAATCTAATGGTTCACGTTTCCAAGTATACTGTTGATCTTGAGTATATTTAGCAGCAGAAACAGTAACTTGAAGCACAGAAGCACTCTGCACTGCAAACGACATCGCCATTGAAGAAGGTTTGAAATCATTGCTAAGAGCTTCAGTAGAGGACTCTTCCTCTTGAGATTCATCAGACTCATCGCGAGAAACCGCAGGAGGAAATAACGTACCCGAAAGGTAACGTTTGTGAGGAGCATCTTTTATTTCCTCTTCTTCTCCGTAAGCAGGTCCTATAAGTTGTGATTTCACATATTCAAGTAAGTTTCCACGTGCTTCTTTAAACTCTTGAAAAATCATAATATTCCTTGTGCTATCGGAGATCTTTGATTCAATCATTCTATTCGGATTCAGTCAAAGATAAAGCGGTAATAACCTATATAGTGACAAATATTCAACTCAATCTATACTGATGTAGCATTTTACGAAATGTTTCAATCCTTACTCCTCATAAAGACAGCTCGAGGTAGTTATTGAAGAAAAGTAGACCCGTTTTAATTGAACATTACAAACAAAGTCTTGCTCACTCAGGCAAACGTAAAAAACTGTCATAGGCAGAATCAATCTGCTATTAACAACAGTGGTAAATAACACTCACAATTTATTTCAAAATAAAGTATGACTTGAAAAATTTATGTAATTCATTTCTGTGCTTTCGAAATCGAAATAATAGTTAAACCTCTTGATATCAAACTCAACGCTAAAGTTTGGATGTCATCTACATCTGTTCAATCATGGCTTCCACGGTTTGCAGCATCTGGCTTTGCATTTGACTCATTTCGAGATTGAGGTTTTCGATTTCTTGCAAAATCCGCTTCGTTTCGGCTTGGGTTTTGGCATTGTCGTAGCGCTGGCTATCGGTTAAACCTTCTTCGCGCTGCGCCTTAGCCATGATGTTCTTTGCTTCGCTTTCCAGTTTGAGGACCTTGGCCTCCATTTCCCGCATCTGCAACTCAAGCTGCTTTTGCTGAAGCTGTTGCTCCTGCTGCTTTTGCGCGGCTAATTCGGCCTGCTCTTCCTCTGTCATATCCTCCGGCTCTTTTTCAATATTCAGCGCCGCTCGGACACGCTCCATAAACTCTTGCTTATTCGGCACATCGGTAAGCTCAAGCACTAAATCAATCACGGTGATTTGTACCTCTGGCGGCAACTGCGCGGTGATCATCATCATTCGCTCTGCCAACTGAGATTTGTAAGCAGCGGTTTGCTGAATGGGAGCGAGCGCAATATGGGCGCGTAAGCGGGTCAAATCATTGGTCAGTAGCCCTTGTTCATCGACATGGTTCATTACCACGGTTTTGCGCTTTCGCTTGTCATTGCGGTTGATCACAATCGCTTTATTGTGCTGCTCACGCATGTCCTCAAGGATGTATCCCAGTAGCAGTTCACCCAATAGCTGCGATCCAAAGTTGTAGTTATCGTTGATTTCAGCAAGCGTTGTCGCCCCTTGCTCCACCAGATTGGCAATTGCAATCCCACTGGTCGCGTTGGATTCTTGCCCCAAGAAGGCTCCATAAACGCCCATGGTATCTTGGATAAGCTTCATCGAATCCTGCATCACATTAAATTGCTGCGCGGCGATATTGAAATCTTGTTGGACCTGAAACACTTCGCTGATGGATTTTTGGTTTTTCCGCTGTGGGTTGAGCTTAATCAGACCATCGGGTCGTTCAACCTCTTCTAAAATCTGTTGTTGGCTCATATTAGTGGCATCTTCATCCATTAAGACTCGTTTGGCCTGCAGTAACCACGTCAATTTAATGCGCCTAAAGTTGACTTCATCTTGCGCAGGAATGGCTCGAGCAATCAGACCATAGGGCTCACCACTGGCGTCTTTGCGAAATCCCCAGAACGGCACGATGGGAAACTGGCCATTAGGCGCGGCACAGTCACGGCTCAATAAGTGATACATCCCGGCGTACCACTCTTCTTTAATCCGGCTGACTTGAGCCTGCCGCAGTGTGGCTCTCTCCATCGCCAGTGCCATCGCATGAGTCAGATCGTTCGGGTCAAACTCCATCACTCGTCCATCTTGGGTTTCAAGCACGGCTTTGCGTTCTATATGACGCACATACACAATCTGCAAACGAATACGCTCACGGTTATGGGATAAGTACTCCGAATGATCCCGTGACCAGTGATTAAATGCCTCATGCGCACTGGTCAACAGTGGGTCGAGCCCTTCGAGATTTTCAACATCAACAAATCCACGCCAATCCTTTTTCGCGTATTCCAGTACCTTCGCTTTATGGGGAACCAAACTCGCGAGCTCATCAATATCGATCCAGCGCATACGCATCACCCAGCGACAATCGCTCCAGTCGGGTTCAGTGGAGAACCAGTCCCAAAACACTTCATCACGAGGGATAAGCTTGATTTTGTATTTAGGCCCGAACGGGTTCGGATTTCGGTATGCCTCAACAAAACCCACGCCCGCTTTGATTTGCGACCCATACGCCTCTGAGCGTGCTTTATCAAGTCGACCTAGCCGAGCCGCATCCGCAAACTCGGCATTCACGGCTTCCGCCATCAGTTCCATTTGTTCATCGGGATCATCTGCGCACACCAAAAGGTCGGTGCGTGTTTTGGCTTCCATCCCGAGGACACCATCAATGGTCGGCGCAATCAGGTTATGGATTGTGGTGGGCTGGCCACGCTGTTTAAGCTTATCTTTGACTCTCGGATCAAGCTGATCTCCATCGTAGTACGCGGTGGCAACTTTTGCAGCGCTGCGCCAGTCAGGTTGTCCATCAATGTCAGAGAGAATACGCAGCATAAAAGTATCGAGTTTTGCGTGTTGCATCATTTGGTCTGCCAATGATTGTTAGAAGGATCGCGTTTGAGGTCTTCTGACTTCACACGCTTTGGCATACGTGCACGGGCTTCTTGGGCGAGCATATGACTCATCACTTGGTCATCAAAACACCCTTCCTGAGCGTTCATCGCTCCCTTTTTGTCGTACACATAGCTGTGGTATTCCGAAATAGTCCCCATCCAACGAATGCCAGAGACGCCGTTTTGAAAGAGCGTCTTCATGCCTTCCGTGAGGATAGGTTTGGATTGTTTGGTGGTTAACCAGCCGAGCTTGACCGTCTCATCATCGTTGTCGCGATCTAGGTATTGCTCTGAATAGATGTAAGGTGTGGGGTAGATTTCTCGAAGCTTTTGAATAAAGGCATGGCCGTGGTTATTGCGCTCAGGCATCACGTAAGCGTTGCCGTATAAAATCGCGATATGTTTAACCAGATAAGACAATAACTCAGCATCGATATAGCCAAACCAGTGGGCCACTTGCTCACCATCGGATTTTTTCACAACATCAATACTACTGCGGTCGCCATGCTCTAGCCCTTCGGCAATATCCACACCCAGCGCATACTCTTCATCCTCATCGAACATCTCCCACATCAGCAAAAGGTTCATCGCATTACGCTGCATGCGAAGCGGATCGTGACTCTCTATCGAGTGCACCCGAGTTAGGTTTCCCGTCATAGGTTCAAGGTCATAGACTAAGAACGGGGCAAGAACATCCGCTTCTGCGGCCATAATATGGACAGGATTAAACACCCGACGTCCTGAGGTTAAAAACGCCTCCAGCGGCGTGGACGGGAATTCCTGTTTCATCTCCTCGCCCTGCATGGCTTCTTTTTCGAGATACCACTGCTTTTGCTCATCATCGAGTTGGCAGCCCATCGATTTTTCTACCCCGGTAAAGTACTCAGCCATCACTTTCGGCACAACAAGCCCATTCATCGGCACTTTTGAGCGGTATTTCGGATCTTGCCACCATGCGAAAAAATGAAACTGATAATCCTCGCGGCTCAGCTCTACCCCACTTTTGGCTTGCTCCATAGCGCGCATGCACATGGTATAGAAATCGCCCCCAACCCCTTCTGCCGTGGACTCAATAAAACAGATCGCATTCTGGTGAATCGCGTTAAGCGTACCGGTTTTCACCTCTTTGGCTTTGTGTGGGTACTTCGCACAAATTTTGCCATGCTCAGAAATATGCAAGCGCTGCACAGTACCGGAGCGAAAGGAGGTGGCAACCTGAATACTTGAGCCGTTCTTAAACACCATGCGCCCACCGTTGGCTCCACTCTTACGCTCTTCGGTTGGGATCGCCGCCTTGAGCCATGCCGGAAGGTTGTCATAAGGCACTTCCACTTTGGTTCTGAAAATCTCCCCCGCAGCTTGTTTGTCCTGCGCGACGATGCCGCACTTAAGCCGTTTATTGAATAGCGCTTCATCGAGTAGGTAGATATCAATGGCGGTCGAAAAACCAAGCTGGCGCGCTTTTAGGATAATGTTGCGATGACCCATCATCTTAAATAGCAATGCTTGGGCAGGGCGAAGCTTGAACGTCACCAGCTCGCCATCTTCATTCTCTATCTTGTAAAGATGATTGAGCCGCCACCACTTATTGCTCAGCCGAGAAAAAAGAAAAGCGCGATCCTGCGCGCTTATCTTCTCTTGAGGGACGGAACCAAGGTTAATCATTCAGAACAAACCCGTCCGATCCCATCTCTTGAATTTCTTGCACAATGTCGGCAATTGCAGTTCCAAGCCCGGCAGACTCTTGTGCAATACGCTCAGCTTCCAATTCCGTTTTCTTCACCTGAGCTTTGGTTCGTAGTAGAGATTCCACACGCGCCATGTTTCTATCAACAATGTTGTCGGTGCTGACGTAGAGCTCATACAGTTTGACGCGTTCAGCCAGCGCCAAGCCCTCCTTGCCAAGCTCGGCTCCTATCTTCTGGTAGGTTTCCATGGCTTTCAGCACCCGCGCCCGACAAAACACAATCTCGTGGTCAATGTCCGAGTTCGCTGCATCAAAAATGGCATCTGGATCATTTAAGCGCTGTGCATAGCCATTGTGTTTGGTTGAGCACTGGTTGCCATGAATAAACCGCCCACTTTCATCGCGTTGATGAGTCGTATCTAGATGCAAAACACGCTGTAAAAATTGCGCATGGGTCGGTTTCGGTGAGTTTTGATCAGTCACGTGATCAGTGAACTGATCACTTTCACTGATCACTGATGCTTTTTCACCCTTACCTTTTGATTTAAAAGCCTTTTCTTCCCTAGCCTCTCCTAACTGATCACATTGAGCGAGCCGTTCCACATCGGGCAAAGAAGTGATAGCACGTGGGGATTGAACGTTTTTTGCTGAGTTTTCGCTGTTTTCGAGTGGCGAATTCAACACCTGCAGATATCGACGCGCCGTGTTGTAATTGATTTGGTTTTGATCACACCACGCTTTGATTGTGATGCCTGTTTGTTCAAACGCGATTTTGTACTCTTGTTGCAGCGCTTTCCAATCTCGTTTTGCCATCATTAAGGCTCCCAATCGCGAGCAATAAAAAAGGCCGCATCAAAAGATGCAGCCTCGCTATTGTTGGAAAATCTACCGCAATTACCTTGTCATATCAATGAGCGACTCGAGTTTACTCAATCTTCAAACTCAGCAGATAAGCGCTTTTCAAGCGTCGAAAGTGCCTCGGCTTCATGCCGATACAATTGCGTTCTCCACTCTTGAAGTAGGTGAACAATCGCAGGCCAATGACGAATGATAAGCTCTTTGTGAGTCGGCAAAGCTACACCCAAAAATGAGGCTTTCCAATCCGCTTCCGTCGTTCGAAACTCACCTACGCCATCACAACTCTCACAAGGTCGCTGCGTTTTGGGAATAAAGCCTGTTGCTTTGCAACGTGGACATTTTGCTGATTCTGCCGCCTTTTTCTGTGCGTAATCGGCCAATAGCTGCTTCTGCGCGTCAATACGCGTTTGGTGTGACGCAATGTTGGCCTGCAAACGACGGCTCTCAAATGGATTGGTTTTGATCTCAATTGCTCGCTCCATCGAGCGCATGGCTTTACTAAGTGCTTCAATCGATTTCTGGGTCCGCGCTGCGTAGGCGCTGTATCGACGCCAAACCGAAGCCAGACGAGCTTGCTGACTGTCTATCGGAACATTCAACACATCCGCTATGACCAGATAATGCAAATGTTTAAGCTCATTCGAAGTCAAACTGATCTCTAAGCGATGAACCTCAAGTGATCCAAGAGAATCCCTCAATACCACCAACGAATAAGTACAATGCAAGTATTTGGCATTAAGGATTGCCATACCAATAGGATTATCGCGCTGCGCTAAGCCCATCGCTCCGAGAAGCTGCTCTTTTGTCGGTCCATTTTTACTGACAGACTCTTCCCATTTCATGGTTCTTGCGGCGCTTAATAGTGTTAAAAGCTCAAGCTTTTTACTCACTGTCGTGACTCCTTACTCTGAGAATATGGTCTAAAAATGGCAAAACGGTATGGGCTCATTACATCAAGACTCATCCGCTCGCACCGAAAGCTCTCGAAGCCAACTTTCTCGTTGAGCTATCATGGCCTTGATTTTACGCTCCGCCGATTGCGCAGCCTGCTCTGATACCGCGGACTTTCGCTGTTTAAATGAAATCAGCGCGACGTTCTCGTTATTAATATCGATTTCAATTTGCTGGATCTTTCGCTTCAACAACTGCGCATCATCAATGGGTTTCGCCGCAGCCTGAGACACCGCGACGATTCGCCCCTTGTCTTGCTCTTTGCAAAGCCAAGCGTGGATAAATCGCTGGATCCCTTGCGCGGTTTTCTGGCGTGTTGGGTTTGCCTGACACCAACCGATCATGTTGCGAAGCTGTTGGTGAATATCAACGGCAGGATATAGCGAGCGCCATTCCACCAACTGAGATTGGGTCACCGGATACGAAACATTTTTACCTTTGAGTGGGATCTCAAACACAACCGGATCCAAAATAGGATCAGTTTGAGCACTGAAAAGCGGCGCATCGCCTTCTGGTGGATCTATTAATGGATCTATTGATGGTTTATAGCCGAAATCCGACCTACCCCCAGCCGAGATCTGACCTACCCCCTCGGGTAAATTCGTCTGTTCGTATTTCGAATGTTCGAGTTTTGAATGGACGAAATCCGACTGTTCGAAATCCGACTGTTCATCAGCGGTAGATTTCAATCGCTTCACGGGCAGTTGATATTGGTTATTGGAACGCACTAATCGACCTGAATCGGCTTTCTTGAACTGGTTTCGTTTCACAATCCAGCCACCCGCTTCCAACTTCTTCAAGGTTGCTTTAACTGTTGTTGGAGAGACACCACTTTTACGAGCAATGGTTTCAATCGAAGGCCAGCACACGCCGGCATCATCAGCATGATCCGCCAGACAAAGCATAATGAGTTTGTCAGAGCCTTTGAAAAGAGAAATATCCCAAACGTAGCTCATTACCTTAACGGACATCGTATTACCTCAATGATCAATCTATCCAAAGCTACTGGCCGTCTACGAATAGTTACCCATGGCCAATAGAAAGCCCGTTCCCTCGCAATCAGAAAGTGATGAAGTAAGCTTGCCACCAACCAGATCCACTCACCGAGCATTCGGTACGGAAAACATGGCATCTTTCTAACCACGAACCAATCCCTCATAGACAGCTTTGACATACAGACGCTTAGCTTCATAAAGGTCAGCCATTTCGTCGTAGGTAATCTCGGTTTGCTGACCTTTCTCAACCTTGAACAAACGCCATTGAAGATTCTCAATCCGAGCTCTTAATGCTATTCTTCCCATCACTGCTTCTCCGAAGTGGTATGTGAAATTTCCTCGCAAGACTTTTCACTCGGCTTTAAACCGTTGCCGCGGTTTAAAGCCAACTCTCTTTCCTCATCCAATACCCGAAGGTAATGCTCACACTTATCCTTCAATCGCTGAATTTGATCTCTTTCGAAAGTTAATGTCTCCTGCCCCTGCGATAACGCTACGCGACAGGTATTCACCGTGATACAGGCAAGCTGCTCCACCGTGGTCCAAAATGAGTTTGTTCTCATAAAATCACCATAAATCAGAATGATAGAAATTTAGCTGTTACAGCTTCGTTTCCACTCTTTGGTTTTCATCAAAAAATGAAATTCGAAGACTCGGCTATCAGGTACAAATTCTCCCCACTGGCTAACAGCTGAATGCGTGGTCTGGACTGCTTCAGCAACTTTTTGTTTAGAACCAAAGAACTTAATGACATCTGCGGTCTTAATGGGTGGTAAATAGGATTTCATACTTCACTCGTTATTAGTTTTCTAACATTAAATATCATTAGAAAACTTAACGCAAGTGAATGTAAGATATCTAACATGACGAGAGAAACGATTGGCGAGCGTATTCGCCGAGTTCGAAAAGAACTCAAACTCACCCAACAACAAGTGGCCTCCAGTATTGGAGTATCACCCACGTCTCTTGTTTTCTGGGAGAGAAATGAAACTACACCTAAAGGCTCGAACCTAATTGCTCTGTGCAAAAAGTTACGAGTTGATCCCCTTTGGCTACAAACTGGCAAGGGAACTCAAGACTCAACCGCGGGTAATGCTGAACTGCTTGGTAACATGCAAGTTTGGGATAGTAATACTCCCCTTGGTGATGACGAGGTTGCGGTTCCCTTCTTATCTGATGTGCGTTTATCGGCAGGAAATGGCTTCGTCAGTGATAGTGAATCAGATAATGGCTTTCGATTAAGATTCGCCAAGTCCACCTTACGCCGATATAACGTTGACCCTGAAAATGCAGTTTGTGTGGCCATCACAGGCGATAGCATGGAACCCGTCTTGCCAAATGGCTCCACGGTAGGTATTGATTGTGGGGATAAAACGCTCATTGATGGGAAGATTTACGCCATTAACCACAACGGCGAACTCTTTATCAAAAAGCTCTATCGTCTACCCGGTGGTGGACTAAGAATTTATAGTTTTAATGAAATTGAATACCCTCCGAGAGAGTATTCACAAGAGCAAGTTGCTGAACAACAAATCTCTATTGTAGGTAGGGTTTTCTGGTATTCAGTCCTGTTGTAATTACTTATTTCTTTCCCAATTCGTCATACTACATACTCAACAATGAATGGTGATTCATCACCGTTCCTTTCTACTACTCCATAAGCCAAATCTTAGAAATGTTTGACCTAACACATTAAAGTTAGTTTTCTAACATTAACCCTTGCAATATCAAAGTTAGATAACTAACATTAAATATAAGTTATCTAATCATAGCTATTCCAATAGCGCGTGATTCCTGATTCACAATCACTTATTGCGAGGAAATATCCATGGCGGCAACCATTGATACCCAATACGGAACAGTAACCACTTCACCACCTTACTTTAGCCAACGATTACATCGTTCAGTAATCGCGCTAACGCTTTATCCCACTGACGATAGCTGGGGGTTAAGCCGAGAATGCCCTGCAGAAATCACGATTACACCATTATTTCTCAACATGTTTGCCAATGATGCAGCTCCACTCGCTAAAAAGCTTGGCGCGATGCACTCCATCAAAAAGATTGGTGAACAAGATGGCATCGAAAGGTAGGCAATATGAGTCAATCACAAATTTCCATAATCACTCTTAAAAAAGCTGCAGAAGTGATTGGCCTGAGCACTAAAACGCTGAGGCATAAAGCACGCGAAGGATTTTATCCATCAACAATCGTGAAAAAGATTTGCGGTACTTGGATGGTTGATATTGAGGAATGGAACAAATGGCATCGAATGCAGTAACCGACAATCTCCCATCAGGCGTAGAAATCCGCGGGAATTCTCTTAGAATTTCATTTTATTACATGGGCAAACGTCGTAGAGAATCATTAGGCTTACCGCCAACAAAGCAAAACATAAATTTTGCTAAACAAAAGCGGGAAGCAATTCAATATGAAATCAAGATCGGTACTTTCAATTATGTCGCCCACTTTCCCGAGTCAAAACACGCATCAGGCGTACCAAGGGCAAAGAGTCTATTGCAACTCACTAAGCAATTCCTTGCCTCTAAAGATCACGATATCCGCCGATCTACGTTGCAAAGATATGATTGGGTGCTAAGAGATTTTATTGAAATATATGGAAAAACAAGAAGTAGTGACACCCTTTCACCGCGCACTTTGACAGAGTTTCGCCAAGAGCTCGTTAAAGGGAAAACGGGTCGCACCATTAACCGAAATCTGGTGACTATCAACGCATTCCTTGCTTGGCTCTATAAAATGGAATACGTCAGTCGCGATTTGTCCAAAGTTTTGCAAAGGGTGAAAGAAAGCGAAGTCGATATTCAACCCTTTTCGATGGCAGAGATCGACAGTATTTTGAAACACTGCCACCAACTGCAGCACCGCAATATCGTGACTTTGCTAGTCTATAGTGGCATACGCAGTGGTGAACTTTGTGCGCTCGCTTGGGAGGATGTGGATTTTGAGAATAAAACGATTCATATCCGCCGTTCGACTTATGATATGCGCGGATTAAAAACCACCAAAACAGACAAAGAGCGGTTTGTTGACTTACTACCACCCGCTTTAGATGCTTTAAAAGCTCAACAATATTTAACCTACTCGTTCGAGCCTAAAGAGTACGATGTCGAATTACCCGGTCAGGCCTACAGAAAAGAGTCTCTACGATTTGTGTTTAATCCTAAGGTCGTTCGGGAGCAGAAGGTCAGTGGCTATGACTATTACGGCAAACGTGCACTAGGCCGAATGTGGACGGCACTGTGTAAGAAAGGAGGCGTCCGTTACCGTAATCAGTATCAGCTTCGACATACCTACGCCAGTTGGATGATCACCCATGCCAACGTCAACGTGAGTTACTTGGCACAACAAATGGGCCACGCAGATATCACCATGGTCGCAAGGGTCTACGGTAAATGGCTGGTTGAGTCGAACAAGAAAGAATCCGAACGGGTATGGCAAGAGCTAGAAAAAGTGAGGAATCAATAACCGCCGATTAGGCGGTTTTTTGATCCTACCGAACGGAATCCCCATAACTCCTACAATCAACTAGGTCGACATGACAACAAATTTTTGCCCCATTATCATGTAGAGCCGAAAGTCACTCACATATTGTTAACGTAATTATCCAACACCTGCTCTTATGCATGACTGGATGACATACCTGTCATAAAATGAAATGAAACTTAGCTAATATCATTCAATCTCATATTACTATGAGGTACATTAATCTAGACACTTGTATACACTGCACAAAAGGAAACACCGATGAAGCTTCGCTATTTTGGCTACTATTTGCGTGAGTTTGATTCTCAAGAAGCCTTTCTCTACAACATCAAACCGATTATTGACGCATTTGTTAGCTCAAATAACATTGAACTAAAAAACAGCTTCAAACGTGGTGATGAAAAGCTGTACTTAACCAAGATCGCAGCTCAAAAGAACCTGTACTACTTTGTGCGTACTAGCGATGATGACATCATCAAGCGAGTGAACGAGCAAGATATTACCGTTAGTGAGATCTCAGAGAATCTTGCCGCTAATGAAAAGGTCGCTTTTGCTTCATACGTGTATATCTGCACTGAACGACAGGTGATTGCTTGTGCTAGTGGGATGAGTTGCCCAAGGTTTGATGATTTAGCAGACTACATTAATGAGATGTTCAAGAAGGTTGGTCTAAATAACTATGAAGTGACTTTGAGCGCACTAACTACGATTAGTAGCAAAAAAGACCTACTGGAAATGGAAGTAGTGAATAGCATCTATATTGATGTTGCTGCGGATAGAGACATTAGCAAATACCTATGTAAGAAACTGACTGGTTCAGAATCAGCAGGCTTGGGGAACTTGCGCATTACTATTGAACCGTCTGGTTCTAACATGCGTGACGTATTCCGACATATTGTTCACAGACACGACACAACAGGTAAGAGTAACAACACTGACGGCATAATGCAGATTGGGGCAAAAGCCAAACATGATGAGTTTAAAGGGCAACTGATGGATCACTGGTTAGATAATGAAAATAACCTCACAGACTCCCTAAACCCGAAAGCGAAGCGTAGAAAGCTACCTGACCAGATTTGTGAAAAGTTCGATGAAAACATGCAGCTATTGCCTTTGTTTAATGCCTATGTATCAAACAATCGCCTCAAAGAGAAAAGCGTTCCTTTACTTGAACAATATAAAAAGGTAAAACCGTTCGCCGCAAAAGTTAGTAAAGTTGATACCTCAAAAGAAGCTGACAACGATGATAACGTGGTTCCTCTAGAGGAAACAGAAAAGGCTTAATGTAATGACCAATACAGAGATTGCAAGCGTTAAGAAGCTGATATGGCTAACACCGTTAATTGGTGTAGCTATTGGTTTCGCATACCTTGGAATCAAGCATTATGCTGACTGGTCAGTCGGCTTTAAAGAAGTAAGGACCTTAGCAACAGTCGTTGCTGGTTTCAGTTTTACAATGATGGGGTTTCTTGCTGCGATAGCCGCATTCTTGTTCTCGCTTCAGAAATATCGCTTTTTCAAACGTTGGATTCAGGACGGTTATTCGGAAATATTCTTTACTTTGTTCAAAGTAACATTTGCATGTTTGTTTGTTACTTTCGGGTGCAGCCTGTTTGTTTTTACGTCCCAAGCTGTAGGGTTCGCCTTCAAGCTTATGATGATGTCAGTTATTAACAATATCTTGCAGCTGGGCGTTGTTACTTTGGTGATTATGGACAAAGTAGCGAAAGCCAGAGAAAGCGAATCATCATAA